GTACGGAAGCTCTTCGAGGCGGCGTACCCGGGAGAGTCCAAGTGATCACCGACGACACGAAGCTTCGGATGTTCGCGCTCAAACTGGCTGTGGAGCACGGCTCGCCTCAAACCATACTCGAACCGGGATGTGTGGCGGAGCGGTACTACGACTGGCTTAAGAAGGGACAGGCCGAAGCCCCGGTCAACCCGCAAGGGTCCGGACATGCGCAGAAAGAGCAGGTTCCCCGCAAGGGGGGAGACCCGGCGAAGGCAAAATAAAAATTTCGCAGGGAGGATAACATGAGCGTACAGATCACCACAGCATTTGTTAATCAGTACCACGCAAACATCACCCTCGCGCTCCAGCAGATGGACACCCGCTTCCGCGGTGCCGTCCGCGTAGAGCCCATGAACGCCGAATACGACTACTTCGATCAGATCGGCGCGACCACGGCTCTTCTTCGCACCACGAGACACGGCGACACACAGTATGTCGATACGCCCCACACCCGGAGACGCTGTTCGCTGGCGTTCTACGAGTGGGCCGACCTCATCGACAAGGAAGACAAGGTTCAGATGCTCTCCGACCCCACCAGCGCATACGTGCAGAACGCAGCCGCCGCCATGTTCAGGGCAATGGACGACGTCATAATCACAGCGTTCGACGGCACGGCGTACACTGGGAAGGCCGGGGGGACCAGCACCATCTTCGACAGCAACAACGTGGTCGCTGTCACCGTGGGCGACACCGTCAACGGCTCCACAGCGTGCGGGCTGAACGTGGCGAAGCTCCGTGCCGCGGCCAAAATCCTCAACGCCAACGAGGTGCCCAAGGAAGAGAGGTACATCGCCATCAGCGCGAAGCAGCTCGACAACCTCCTTGGGACCACCGAAGTCACCAGCGCCGACTACAACAACGTCAAGGCTCTGGTCAACGGGTCCGTGGACAGCTTCATGGGGTTCAAGTTCATCCCCAGCGAGCGCATGGGGGTCGATTCCAGCAACTACCGCAAGGTTATGTGCTGGCACAAGAACGGCCTCCTGCTCGGTGTCGGTAGGGATGTGGAAGCCCGCGTCGACCAGCTCCCGACCAAGGGATACAGCACGCAGGTCTATGTCAGCATGGGCCTCGGCGCTGTTCGCATGGACGAGAAAATGTGCGTCACGATCCTGTGCTCCGAGTAGGGGAGGTATAGAACATGTCTGCAACCACAGTAAGCTCTGCGCTGTACACCGCTGAGCTCGCCTCTCCCAAGCGGAGCGGCAACCTCGATGCCGGGGGACGCGAGAGAGTCAAGATCGTTCCCATTATTCCCGGAGCGGTAGAGATAGGAAGCACCATCAACATCTGCCAGATTCCCGTAGGAGCCATCGTCACGGGTGTGGAGGCTCACTGCGAGGCGAACGCCGCGTCTTCGACCCTCGCAGTTTCCGTCGGCGCCGTCGATGTTGTCGCCGCCACCAGCATCGCCGCCGCCGCCGTTCTCCATGGGAACCTTCAGGCTATCAAGGCCGTTCCCACCGCCGCCGTCACGACCGTCAAGGCGACCACTGGCGGCGCAACGCTCACCGCAAGCAAATCCATGGTGTTTGTCGTCCGGTACGTGCTGGACTAGCACTCTCCACAAGGGGGTGATGGGAGCAGGGGATTTGCGGCCCCTGCTCCCCCATACTTTATTCAGGAGGTAGAGCCATGACGGATATCGACATCTGCAACATGGCGCTTCGCAAGCTCGGAGCCGATACCATCACGGCTCTCACAGACAACACGAAACATGCCGAGGCGTGCAAGGATATGTGGAATCAGGTGAGGAAGACGGTCTTTTCGGCGTATCCCTGGCCTTCGTGCGTCAGGCGCAGGACGCTCCGGTGTTCCTGCGAGTGCATCCCCTTCGGCTGGAACGGGTCGTTCCCGCTCCCTGACGACTATATAGCCCTCATCGACGTGTACGGCGTCGAACCTCACGGGCTTGCTGAATTTGAAATCGAGGGACGCTCGCTTCTGTGCAACTTCAACGAAGTGAGCCTCAGGTACATATATGACAACAGGGACCCTGACTTCTACGAGCCCCTGCTGGTGGACTGCCTTGTGCTCCGCCTCGCCGCTGAAATGGCCTACTCGCTCGTCGGCAAGGAGGCTGTGGAAAATTCAATGCTCCAGAAGTACCACATGAAGCTCAACGAGGCCCGGACGAGGATATCCAGAATCTCCACCAACGAGCCCACCGGCATAGACACGCTCATCGTCGAGAGGTACTGACCATGGCCCGCGCAAGCGTGATGCTCACGAACTTCACCGGAGGGGAACAGACCCCGAAGCTCCGGGGCAGGATAGACCTCGCGAAATATACAAACGGTTGCATGACTCTTCAGAACTTCCTCGTTCTCCCGCAGGGAGGAGCTGAGCGGAGGCACGGCACGGAGTACATCGCGTCGGCGAAGTACACGAACAGGAAGGCGCTTCTCCTACGGTTCGAGTTCTCCGTGACGCAGAAGTATATCCTTGAGTTCGGCCATTACTATATGCGGGTCTTCATGGATGGTGCGCAGGTAGTTTCAGGCGCGTCTCCCTACGAAATCGCCACGCCCTACGCGGAGTCTCACCTCTCTTCCCTTTCGTTTGCCCAGTCAGCCGACGTCCTCTACATCGCCCACCCGTCCTTCGCTCCCCGCACCCTCTCCCGCACGGGACACACAAGCTGGACGCTGGCGCTGTTCGACTGGAAGAACGGGCCGTTTTTAGACCAGAACACCACGAGCAAGACGTTCACCCTGCGCCCCGTCGGTTCATCCTCCGGCATCGAGGGGCAGTCAGTGTACGTGGACGCATCGAGCGCCACCTTCGCCTCGTCGTGGGTGGGCCGGTGGATACGCATTCCATACACATCTCCGGCAAAGACGCTTGCCAACTCCACAAGAACCTATTCGAGCGGTTCATGGACCAGCTCTGCATGGCAAGTTAACGGAAACTGGGTTCTTGAATATCGCTTCGAGGAAGACAAGGGCGACGGAGAGCTTCAGTATTCTCTTGACGGAGGTGTGTCGTGGGAGATGTACGAGCCACTATATGGTGCATCCTACGACTGGGCAACCATCGACGGTAGCCTTGTGGCTTCTGACTTTGGCGGAGTCAAGCCCCAGTTCCGCATCTACATTCCAGGCAATCACGGCAAATTCTTCTACAAGTTCCGTCTCGCCCGCACCCAGCGGGTGGGACTGCTCAAGATCACGTCCTATTCCAGCACGACCCGGGTAGTCGCGCAGGTCATGCAGGATGCCACGAACCTGAACCGCCCGACCCGGTTGTGGGCGCTCGGCGCGTGGAGTTCCGCCACGGGGTGGCCCGCCGTCACGACGTTTCATCAGGACAGGCTCTTCTTCGCCTCCACGCCCACCCAACCCCAGACGGTGTGGGGTTCCAAGACTGGGGACTATAACAACTTCGAGCCTGGCGACGACGACGACAACGCCCTCAACTTCTCGCTGGTGGCGAACGACGTGAACTACATCCGGTGGATGGTATCGAGGGGAGACCTCGTGCTTGGCGGTGCATCGGGGGAGTGGGTGCTGAAGAGCTACCAGGGGCCGCTGTCTCCTACGAACATACAGGTTCACCGGGTGTCTACCTACGGCTCCGATCCTGCCGGCGGTGAGCTTACTGACAACGCCCTCGTCTACGTCCAGCGTGAGGGCAAAAAGGTCCGCATGTTCGCCTACGACTACAACACAGATTCTTATCAGTCGCCGGACATGAATCTCTTCGCCGACCACGTTACCGACGGAACGACCATAACCGACATCGACTACATGAACTCTCCCGATCCAATCCTGTGGTGCGTTCTGGCGAACGGCAAGGTCGGCGTGCTGACCCTCATGACCGATCAGATGGTTGTTGCGTGGTCGTCCTTCATCACCGACGGGTACGTGGAGTCCATCGCCACGCTCCCCGGAGAGGTATGGTTTTACATCCGGCGCACCATCGGCGGTAGCGCCAAACGGTACATCGAGCGCATGACGTGGTGGGACGGCACGCTGGCGAACGCATCCTTCGTAGATTCCAGCCTCTCCCGCACGGGTTCGCCCGTATCGTCCGTCTCGGGCCTGTCGCATCTTGCCGGAAAGGTCGTCTCCATATTCGGCGACGGAACCTATCTCGGCGACGCCACTGTTACTTCGGGGGGTTCCGTGACGCTCCCATCCTCTGCCTCGTCGGTCACGGTGGGACTGCCTTACACCTCGATCCTCGTCACGAACCCGCTTGAGGTACCGAACAACACGAACACGTCACAGTCATATACGAAACGCATAATTCGTGCCACGATTCGGCTGTTCAAGGCGGTGGGCGGTGTTCTAGGTTATACATCGGCGAAGACGTATGCCATCGTGCCGGGCTCGGAGGCGTTCACCGGAGACAAGGAAATCCTGTTCCCCCATGGCTACGACAAGGACGCCTATGTCTACATCGCCCAGACCTCTCCGCTCCCCATCACCGTGACCGCAATCATAGCCGAAGGGGAGTCGATGGAGAGATGATCATCGAGCCGTTCCGTCCGGAGCACGTGCTCCTTCTCGGCGACATCGCCTCGGAATCGCTCGGCACGGTGGAGCAGGTTCTCGCCATGGCGAAGATCAACGCTCAGGGCCCTGGCTGGACGGGCTTCACACCAGCAGGAGAGTGCATCGGCGCGTGCGGAGTCCGCCCCATGTGGCGAGGTACGGGAGAGGCGTGGGGCATCTTCTCGCCGCTCATCGCATCTCACGCGTTGTCGGCTGTCAGGGCAATCCGCAAGGGGCTTGACATGCTCATCGACGCGCAGAACCTGCAGAGGGTACAGGCGACAGTGAATGCGTCCCATCCGAGGGCGCTTGCCTTTGCGCGGAGCCTGGGGTTCCGGGAGGAGGGACTTATGCTGAAATATCATGATGGCTTCGATTACTGGATGGTGAGCAAAACATGAGTTTTCTCCCGATAGTGGCTGTCGGGCTACAGGTTGCGTCCGTGGTGGCGCAGTCCAGCGCCATGAAAGCGCAGGGCGAGGCCCAGAATCAGGCTGCCATAGCGAACGCCCGCGCGCAGGAACAGGCGGCGAAGGCTGCCCGTCAGAAGGGGGCCTTCGAGGCAGGTCTTCTCCGCGAGCGGGGGCAGGGCACGCTCTCCACACAGCGTGCTAGGTACGGCATGTCCGGCGTTGCCATGTCCGGCTCGGCACTTGACGTCGCCCTTGCCACGGCAAAGGACGTGGAGATGGACGCCCTTGCGACGAAGTACAACTCCGAGGTCGGTGCGAGGCAGTCAGAAACTCAGGCCGACATTTACCGCTGGCAGGGGAGCACGGCAAAGCAGATGGCTGACTACTCCGCCAACATGACCCTGCTCACTGGTCTGACGAGTATCGGCATCAACGCCTTCACCGGAGGCATGTTCGCTCCGGCGTCCAAGGGAGGGCTTTCGGGCTTCGGCGTTACTGCGTCTGGGTCCGGCTCGGGCAACACGTCAACGGCAGGATTCGGCTCGTACAAGATTCCGGGGTGGTCCAAATGATCATCCCGAGGTACGAGCGGTCCCAGACCATCACCGGCGATGGCACGGGGGCGAGGGTTCCGGTCAACACAGCCGGGGCTGAAGCTCTTGCGCTCGTCTCCAAGCAGCTCGGCGCTCTCGGCAATCAGCTCATGGCCGTGGCTGAAAAACAGCAGGACGACATTCGAGCCCTTGAGTTCGCGAAGATCAAGGGTTCCATCGACACGTGGTTCAATGACTTCTACATCGCCGAGAGCGAGAACCCGGACTACGAGGGCGGAGCGAAGCGGTTCGGCGAGGCGTCGTCCAAGTATCAGGAACAGGCGCTCAAGGGGCTGAAAGACCCGAAGCTGAAGAGCGCAGTCCAGCAGTACCTCGCCTCCAAGCTCCCGGCCTTCGACCTCGACATGAATAAACTCTACATCGCCAAACAGCAGGACCGGAGACAGGCGCTCTTCACCGAGTCAGCCGAGCAGTTCATCCGCAACAACGACCGCTCCGGGCTCCAGATGCTCGTGGACTCCTCTCCCTGGCTCAAGGACACGGCGAAGCAGAAGCTCCTTTCGGCTGGTAACGTTGAAATATCAAAGAACATGGCGCTCCGTGACATGAAGGCGAACCTCGACGGGTGGACCTTCGACGAAAGCCTGTACTCCGGTCTTGACGTGAAGGAGCAGGAACAGCTCAAGGAACAGCACGAAGCGCTCATCTACCGCCGGGACAGGGACATCGAGAGGGAGCAGAAGAAGATCTACGACGCCACGGACGAGGAGATATTTGCCAAGGTGTTCGGAGGCGGACGGCTCACCCGCATGGAGCTTGCCTCAAAGGTCAAAAATGGTCAGATGTCAGCGGAGAGTGCCGTGAAGTGGCTGAACTACTTCAACTCTCAGGCGGAGCTTGCGGCGAACCGTGCAGAGCGCGAGGCCAGCAGGCGCGACAGGGAAAGGCTGAAGAAAATGTCTCCGCTGGATCAGGACATCTGGGTCCTGTCCGAGCGCACGGGCACGACGCCCGAGGCAATCAAGGCGACCTACGACGACACGATGAACAGGTTTCTTGAGGGGAAGATGGGCAACGCCGATCTCATCACCCTTGTGGAGACGGGGAAGATCACGTCCTCCATGGCGCAGATCATCAAGGCGACTTACTCCGACTTAAAGCTGGACCCCATCTCCGCGAAGTACGTCAACGACTCCATCACTTCGGCAAAGCAGGACATGCGCAAGGTCGGCATACCGGCATCTCAGATCAATGCCGCCGCCGACAGAATGCGGAAGATAAGCAAGACCGACATAGAGAATGGGCTGTTCGAGGACAAGTTACGGAAGATCATGCAGGAGACCATTCTGTCCAGCGGAATTCCTCTCACACAGTCAAGCTGGGTATTCTGGAACGTCAACACCCCGGCAGGAGAATACCTGGAACATCTTGCCGGGCAGGTCGGCGCTGTCGCCCTTCCCCAGTCCGAGCAGGGCGCTCCGCCTTCTGCGGACAGACCCCCCCTGAAATGAGGCATGACGCATGGACCTCCTGACGATGAAGTATCCCGGCAAGGCGCAGGACATCGAATTCAACCGGGCGAACGGCTACACTGACGACGAGATAGAGGCCGAGTACCAGGCCCGCTTTCAGGTCAACCTCTTCAACGGCTATCAGGAACACGAGATCGAGGCGGCCTACGGCATCACGCCGGAATCGAAGAAGGCGTGGCGTGAAGCCTCTCGAAACGCAGGGTATGAGGCTTTAGCCAACGCCTTCGATCTTACGAAGAAGCAAGTCGTTGATACTCACGTGCTTGCCAATGGACTTGGCATTAATCCGTCAACATTCCTAGCCGACAGACAGCTCTACGAGAAGGCCCGAAAGATGCTCGACGCGAGCGAGGAGACGAAGCCACTCGTTGATCCTCCCCGCTCCATGCGGGACGCCGCCCGCGCGGTGATGACCGGCGAGCGGAACCAGTACGCCGAGCAAGCCCTGACGTTCTCCGACAATATGCTCTACCCCACGGCACGGCTTCTCTCGTCCTTCGAGCGTATGGGCTACGGCGTGCTGGCCATTCCCTATCAGGTGTCGGCCACGGCTGGCAACCTGTTGCAGGATTTGGGCGTCGTGGACAAGGGCAACTCGGTAGTGAAGGAATGGAACGACTACGCCGAGTATCTGAAGCACCCCGAAAAGCACGGCGTCATCTCTCCTTGGGTTGCGGGCAAGCAGGAGAGAAGGCGCGCAGAGTCGTACACGCAGTCCTTCATGGCCGGGCTCTTTTCAGACATCGGCGACGCGGTGATAGATTTCATGGGGCTCGCCATGTCAATGAACGCCGTGAACGCTGTCACCGCCGGAAGCCTGACGCCCCTCGCAGGGGCGTCCACGCTCGGCAACATCTACAAGACGGCGAAGATGCAGGGCACCATGGGCTTCCTCACCACCCCCGGCGATATGGAGGAACGCCTTCAGGCGGGGGCGTACCGCGTGGCCTACAATCTCACATCCTACGTGGCGAACGCCTTCACCTCGGGGTACCGGGCCGTTGCCACGGACTTCCTTCTCAACTCCTTCCTCACCATGCCCACGTACCTCGATGCATTCAAGAATTCTCGCAACCCTGAGGAGTTTCTGTCCATGGCCATCCCCCAGGCCGTCATCGACCTCGGCATGGCGTGGAACACAAGAGGAAGTCCAGAGACCCATCGTCGCGCTGTTATCAATCGTCAGGTTGACGAGTTTGCCAAGGCCGCAGGAATTTCTAAGGAGGATGCTCGGTTCTTTGTCGAAAACGACTGGAATCGGGCGGACGAGGTAATGGGCCGTAACTTCTGGGAAGGCACTTCCCCTGAAGTTATCAGGGAAGGCGACGTGAAGTACGACCGCTACACGGGCGAGAAGTACGAGGTCACGTCCGTGCGTCCCGGCTCGGTCTTTGCCCGGCTCGTCGGTACGGGCCGTGAAGAGGCCGTCGCCACAAGGGTTGGGGAAATACAGCGCATCTTCAGTGACAAACTCTCCGGCGTGTTGGACGACGACGCCCAGATAGCGGACGCCTCGAAACTCTACGCCGTGGCCGCCATGCACGCCGAGCAGGTGGGGGCAGTGAAGGACGCTCTCGCCGACGCGAAGGCCGTCACGTTCGAGCGGAGCGAGGATGGCCGTGTGGTGACGTTCTCCCAGAACGCCGGTGAAGGGGCAAAGACCGCTCCGCTGAAAGACCTTGGCAGGGCGAAGATCATGCTCTCCAGAGG